GTAGTGCAAATATAGATCTTCCTGGTGTTAACACAACAGGTGATCAGAATACATCAGGAACTGCTGCTGCGTGGACAACAGCAAGAACAATTACATTAGGTGGTGATTTAACAGGTAATGTAAGTGTTGATGGTTCTGCTAATGCTACTCTGACTGCTACAATCGCAGCCAACTCTGTGGCATTGGGTACAGATACAACAGGTAATTTTGTTGGTGGTATCTCAGGTACAACTAACGAGATTGAAGTATCAGGTTCTGGTTCAGAAAATGCTACTGTAACAATCGGATTACCAGATAATGTGACAATAAGTGGAACTTCTACCTTAACAGGAAAAGCAACTACAGGTTTTACAACAATTGGTTCTAGTGATGGTGCTTTAAGAAATACATTTATCCATTCTGCTGCTCCTACATCAGGAGATGGTGCAGTTGGTGATGTTTGGATTACTTACGCATAATTCTAGACGACTAAATATAGGTTAATATGGCAAAGTCTTCGCAGGTTAAAACTCCGACTGGTTGGTCAAGCACTAGTGGGGGATGGGTTAAAACAGGTCCAGCAACATGGTCTGCTGTAGAGGGAATTTATGTAAAGACCCCTACAGGTTGGATTCAATCGTCTGGTCAATTCCCAGCACAACAACCTGCGCAGAGACCTGCTACAGGTACAGCACCTATACAACAACCATATCAACAGAATTATACTTCTACTAGACCTGCTACAGGAACAGCACCTGTTCAATCTACTAGACCTATACAACAACCTTATACTGCTACAAGACCTGCTACAGGTACAGCACCTATACAACAACCATATCCAGCACAAAGACCTGCTTCTGGACCACGTCCAGCAACTGGAACTTATCCAGCACAAAGACCTGCTTCTGGACCAAGACCTGCGACTGGTACTTATCCTGCTCAAAGACCTGCTAGTGGACCAAGACCTGCAACTGGAACTTATCCAGCAGTAAGACCTGCAACTGGAGTTAGACCTGCTACAGGTACATACCCAGCAGTAAGACCTGCTACTTACCCAGCACAAAGACCTGCTACTTATCCTGCTCAAAGACCTGCGACTGGTGTGAGACCTGCTACTTATCCAGCACAAAGACCAGCAACATATCCTGCTCAGAGACCAGCAACATATCCAGCACAAAGGAATGCTGGTGGACAAAGACCTGCTGTAAGACCTGCGACTGGTACAACACCTGTACAGGGTCCAAAAGGTGCAGTACAAACTCCATATCCGTTCCAGCAACCATACCAGCAGAACTATGCATACCAGCAGAATTATAATGTTGCATTCCAGCAAAACTATAATGTTGCATTCCAGCAAAACTATAATGTTGCATTCCAGCAACCTTATGGATATCAACAGAACTATCAAGTTGGATTCCAGCAAAACTATCAAGTTGCATTCCAGCAAGCATACAATGCTCCATATGGATTCCAACAACCTTATGGGTTCCAACAACCTTACAATGCACCATATCCATTCCAACAACCATATGGATACCAGCAGAACTATAATGCACCTTATCCGTTCCAGCAACCTTATGGGTATCAACAAAACTATAATGCACCTTATCCGTTCCAACAACCATACGGATATCAGCAAAACTATACATCGACTGCTGCTAACCCAGTGCAACAACCTTATGGGTTCCAACAACCATATCCAGCGACTAGACCTGCGCAACAACCATATGCTTTCCAACAACCATATGCTTTCCAACAGCCATACCCAGCACAGAGACCATCAACTAGACCTGTACAACAACCATATGCTTTCCAACAGCCATATCAGACTGTAGTACAAAGATGGGATGGAAATGTAAATTGGCCATCACAACCAATTACATAAAATCCACTAGTCGAAACTGTCTAAATATAGTACAATATACTACTATAGGAGAATTATATTATGATCGCATTCATTTATACACAAGATAACATTTTAAGACTCAGAGACCAGAGAGGACTCAAGTGGGAGTACGATGGGGCAGATGCTCCAGATCTAGGTTTTGAATATGATTATCTGATCTATGATGATCAAAAAATTAAAGTTATCTTAGAAAGAGATAAAGATGGTAATCCAACAGGTGAAGAAAAGATCACTGATCTCAATAATGAAGAAATTGATGCTGTAGAAAATTATGTCATGTCTTCTGAACCACCTGCCGATATAACATTAAATCTGCAGTATGCACATGATCTATTTGATGCCACTCATATGAACATTAATGAGATGTGTAATAGAATGAGATTTCCAAACATCTATGAAGCATTAACAGCAGGTAGAGAGGGTTCTAATCATCCCTTTAGATCTGATGCTAGAAGATGTTTAGAATTTTTTGATCAGGCATGGCAGATTTATGAGCAACTAAAAGTTCAAATTATGTCAGCACCAGAGGATCAACTGCATCCTTTTGATCATTACATGAGAGAAAGTTTAAGACCTGTCAATACAGAATTTCTATCTGCTTCAGACATAGAGAAGTAATATGGAAATCATCTATCACGATGAACCTTTTAAAATTAAAGAACTTCCTTTAACGGATATTCATGTTATAGACAATTGGTTATCACCAGACATTCATAATTGGTTTGATGATAAATTGCGCAATACCTCTAAATGGAATCAAACCAATCAAGTCACCAGAGAAGGTGAAGTTCGTCACAAGTTTTGGGGTGTAACATTTTATCGAGAGAATTATCAACTTGATGAAATGCAAGATCATGGTTGGTGGATTCGTACATTAGATAATAGATTACAGCAAGAATTTGGATTCAAATGGGTAAGGTTTGACTATGCAGGAATGAATGGGCAGACTTTAGGATTACAGGGTACAGTGCATGAAGATTGTGCACCCGAAGATGATAGAAACCTTTCTTTTCTTTGGTACAACAACTTATTCTGGAAAGAAGAGTGGGGAGGTCCATTGAGAATTTATAATGAAAATGCTAGTGGGTTTGTGGGATTTAGTGAAGATCTACTCAAGCATCAGATCTTAGAAGTTCCTTATAAACCCAATAGATTATTAGTATTTGATGGTAGAATACCTCACAGTGCTGATGCTCCTGTAAATACTACCTATCACAACAGACAATCTTTAGTGATAAGGGGAAGTGAAGTTGAATTATATGATGAGAGTTTAGACTATGCCACAGATTGAATTTGTAACCTTTGATGAAAGAGTAAAAGAAGATTTTCAACCCATTCCAGCATCTGAGTATAAACCAGATTGGTGGAAAAAAACTAAGATTGTTGAAGATGTAGGTGCTGGTAATGGTCCAGGATCTACAATAAGATCTTGCCCTGCTATGGCAGATGTATTGAGTACAGGATATTATGTTGTAGCAGTAAGAGACATGTATGTAGAATACAATGGTGACGATCCAGCAAATCGAAAATCAGATTTTAATATGCGATGCCCACATCATGAAGTATGGGAATCTCAAACACATCCCTTCGCTCAGTTTGCCATGATGCCTGGATACATAAATGATGCGATCAAAATGAGCATGCCTTTTTCAGTACGAACACCTAAAGGTTATTCTACATTATATTTGGATCCTTTTCTATTTTGTAATGAATACATATCAGCATGGCAAGGCATCATAGACACAGATGATTTTATTGGTGGTGATCTAAATGCTCAATTGATAATGTATCCAAAAGTTCGTAAAAGTTTTATAATACCAGCAGGAACTCCTATCGTTCAACTTATTCCTTACAAGAGGGAGAAGTGGACTTCTACTACCAGAGTGGATTACAAAGATTATTGGAAGAATGCAAAGAATGAAGAGTTTGCAAAATACAGGGAGGATCATCCTGGAAAATTATCTAAATATGGTATAACAGGTTCATATCGTAAATACATATGGCAAAAGAAAGAATTTAAGTAATGCTTAAACTATTATTCCCCACACCAATATTCATTAGAGATCTGCTAGATCCTAATTTACACCCTAGACAGAGAGTAGATGAAGATTACATGCTTTCTTTAAAGCAAGCAATGGATACGATGCGTAAGAAAGACCCAGTGGGTAGAAAAGTATCTAATCAATATACAGGGTGGCAATCTAATGATGGTATAAACAATCATCCGACATTTACCAAACTCTTTAACAGAATTGGTAGGTTATTTGAAGAAGAAGTTGTGCCTTATTATGGAGGAACAGGTAAGTTCATTCATACAATGGGCAACAGTTGGGGTAACATTAATGATCATGGTGCTTGGAATGCACCTCATTTACACAATGGTTGTTGGTACAGTGGAGTTCTATACATTCACGCAGATGGTGACGAAGGTGATATCCAATTTATTGACTCTAATCCAAAGTATGTGAATGATATGCCTTTCTTTAACTCTAGAGCAAGAACTGACTTTAGAGTAAGACCAAAGACAGGAAGTTTAATTCTTTTTCCATCTGGTGCTATGCATATGGTAGAACCTAACTTTACTGACAAAAGAAGATACTCTATATCTTTCAATGTGGATTGGCATGCAACCATACCTATCAAACCTGGAGATGTGCCTGACTCTCCAGTTCCAGAAGATGAAGATCTTTTTGAAATAGACTTCAACACAGGCAATCCTATTATAAATAAGTAAGTATAAACGGAGATAAGATGCCATTAGAACCAGAACTTCTCTGGAATATCTTTCTATCCTTTATTATTGCACCTGTGGCATTCATTGTTCGAAATTTGATGAATGAATTAAAAAGAGTAGATATTCTAGTAAACAAAACTCGTGAAGAGATTGCGAAAGATTATGTGTCCAAGAATGAATTTGAAAAGTCATTTGAAAGAGTCATGGATGCTATAGATCGAATCGATTCTAAGTTAGATAGATTAACTTTTAGGGACTAAATTCGTATAAATAGTAATGGAGACATTACTATGGCATCACCTAATTCAAGAGCGACTTTCAAAGATTATATCAAAAGACAACTAGGATATCCTGTCCTAGAAATCAATGTAGACGATGATCAATTCGACGATAGAATTGACGATGCTCTACAGTACTTCTCTGAGTACCATTACGATGGTGCTATCAGAACTTATCTAAAACATCAAGTAGATTCTTCATGGTTAACTCAATTTGAGTCAGACAGTACTCAAAATGCTTCCACCACTGGATCTCATGACTATTCTGGTCAAACTTTTGGCGAACAGCAAAACTATCTAGTGATGCCAGAATCAGTATTATCAGTATTAAGAATCTTCCCATTCAACGATAGAAACGCAATGGACATGTTTGACATTCGTTATCAATTACGATTGAATGACTTGTATGATTTACAATCTACATCTATTCTATATTACGAACAATTACAGCAACATCTAAACTTATTAGACATGACTCTAGTGGGTCAAGTTCCTATTAGATTTAACAAACATCAGAATAGATTATACTTAGATATGGATAATGCTAGAGTAACCGCAGGAGAGCACTTTCTTATTGAGTGTTATCGTAAAATCGACCCAACTACCTTTACAGATGTCTACAATGACATATGGTTAAAGAAATATGCTACAGCATTAGTTAAGAAGCAATGGGGTCAAAATTTATCAAAATTTGAAGGAATATCACTTCCAGGTGGTGTCACTCTAAACTCAACAAAGATTTTGGATGAAGCAACTCAGGAAATCGAAAAATTAGAAGAAGAATCAAGAAACAACTACGAGTTGCCACTTGATTATATGATAGGATAATATCATGCCAACCAATGTGTTTTTTAATCATGCAGTTGATACAGAACAAATGCTCATGGAGGATTTGGTCGTAGAATCATTACGCATGTATGGGCACGAAATCTTTTATCTCCCAAGAGAAGTAGCAGAACAAGAAGACATATTCTTAGAAGATGTTCGCAGTACTTTTGGCGATTCTTATTCAATAGAAGCATATATTGAAAACACAGAAGGGTTTGAAGGAGAAGGAGATCTCTTTAGTAAATTCGGTGTAGAGATCCGAGACCAAGCAACATTTATCATCTCATTACGATCATGGGAAAGGTTTATCTCATTGGATGAAAACTTAGCAACAAGTTGGAGACCTAACGAAGGAGATCTGATCTATTTCCCACTCTCAGGTTCAATGTTTGAAATCAAATTTGTAGAACATGAGAACCCATTCTATCAATTAGGTAAATTGTTTGTGTTCAAATGTCAATGCGAACTTTATGAATACAATCAAGATGACTTTGATACTGGAATTGCAGGTATAGATGATGTAGAAGCATCCAATGCTTATTCAATTAAGTATAATATGAACAGTGGTAATTCTACAGCATTTACTGCAGGTGAACAAGTTAAACTGTATGGAACTAACACAGTCGTCGGAGAGGTTCAAAGTTGGGATGGAACTACTAGTGTGTTGTATCTTATGAATTTGACAGGTCAAACTGTAACTGCTGGATCAACACAATTTGTAGGAGTAGATTCAGGTGCTACCTGGACTGTTAATACTGTAGGTGATGAATTAGAAATGATAGAAGATGAGTTGGCACAAAACCAAGACTTTGAAACTACAGGTGATAGTTACTTAGATTTCAGTGAGACAAACCCATTTGGTGAAGTATAATGTTTGGAACTTATTTTTATCATGAGACAGTTAAAAAATCAGTATCAGTTTTTGGTACTTTGTTCAACAACATAACTGTTAAGAGAGTAAAATCTGACGATACAGTATTACAAACACTCAAAGTTCCATTAGCATATGGACCAAAACAAAAATGGTTAGCAAGAATTACAGCAGAACCTGATCTCAATGATCTTTCTAGATCTGCAATCTCTTTGCCTAGAATGGCATTTGAGTTGACAGGATTTACATACGATTCTGCTCGTACTTTGAATAGAAACATTCGAATGGTGAAAGATATAACTTCTGGCGAAGTAGACGGAACGAATCCGACTAGAGGATATCAGTATGTACCTGCACCATACAACCTAAACTTTACACTATCTATTATGGCAAGAAACCAAGAAGATGCTCTACAAATAGTAGAACAGATTTTGCCATACTTCCAACCAGAATATACTGTTGCTATGTCGACAGTACCACAAATGTCAGATGTTAGAGATATACCAATCATATTAGATAGTATCTCACAATCTGATAGTTATGAAGGTGACTACTTAAGTCGTAGAATCCTTACTTATGATTTAACATTCACTATGAAAACATTTTTCTATGGACCTGTTGTATCTGGCAAAGTTATTACTAAAGTTGAAGAAGGAATTTATATTGGATCTGGAACTGTTGCTTTTACTGGAACCACTCAAAATGAAGCAGGACTAGTTAAGAAAGTTAGACATTATGAACCTGGAGTTTCTGTAACTGTAAATGGTGCTGTAAATAATACTAATGCAGTTATATTGGACTCAGTTCCTACTGGAGTTGCTGTAGGTTATCGTGTGTTCGGTACAGGCAATACTAGCAACCCAACTATTAGCAGTATAAATAGTCTTACACTTACACTAAGTGATAGTGTAACCCTTACAGACAATCAACAACTTATTGTAGTTGGTGGTGTAGATCCTGATGACACTTTCATAGTGGCAGAGGATGTAAACTTTTATGAAGAATATACACCAAGCACCTATAGTGATGAAGATTATACATAATGAAAAAATATGAGCAAAATAGACGATAAACTTAACGATCTTCTCGATATTAACACCGAAATAGACGAAACTCAGAAGAAATTACCCACCATTTTTAAAGACCCCGATAAAAGGTTAAAGGAAGCAGATAAAGATGCGACTTATGGTAGAGAGGTGTTATACAACTTAGTTGAACGAGGGCAAGATGCTGTAGATGGTATCTTAGAACTTGCTAAAGAAACTGAGCATCCAAGAACTTATGAAGTTGCTGGACAGTTAATCAAAACTGTAGGTGAAACTGCAGAGAAACTTTTAACTCTACAAAAACAGATAAGGGAATTAGAAAAGACGGATAGTCCTCAAGAATCTCCAGGAACAGTTAACAATAATCTATTTGTAGGTAGCACTGCCGAACTACAAAAATTTTTAAAGGATAGAATGAAAGATGGGTGAAAGAAAAGCAGAAATTAGAACAGCAGAGATCTATGTAGTAGATCTTTATGAAGATGGTAAATTAGTAGAAGAAAGGTATCTTCCAGGAAAGAGTTTTCATTATGCTGAAGATGTACAAACCAATTGGGAAAATGGTATTATAAAAATAGATGAGTGAAGGATATCTAGGAAACCCTCGTGTTAAGCGAGCAGGTGTACAAGATCAATGGACTGAGGAGATGGTACTTGAGTACCAACGATGTCTAGAGAGTCCAGCACATTTTATTCAAAACCACATTCAAATTATTTCACTTGATGAAGGATTGGTTCCTTTCCATCTGAGAGGATACCAAGAGGGATTAGTTAATCATTTTGATGAGAATCGATTCAGCATTGTATTAGCATGTAGACAAAGTGGTAAGTCGATTACTGTTTGTGCGTACTTAATATGGTTCGCATTGTTTCATCCAGAGCAAACGATCGCAGTCTTAGCAAACAAAGGTGCTACTGCTAGAGAGATGTTGGCAAGGATAACAACCATGCTTGAGAACATCCCTTTCTATTTGCAACCTGGAACTAAAGTATTAAACAAAGGAAGTATAGAGTTTGAAAACAATAGCAAAATTATTGCTTCAGCAACATCTGGCAGTTCCATTCGTGGTCTCTCTGTTAATCTACTCTATCTTGATGAGTTTGCCTTTGTAGAAAACGCAGAAACATTCTACACCTCCACTTATCCTGTTGTTACATCAGGTTCTAAGTCTAAGGTGATTATCACATCAACAGCAAATGGTGTGGGTAATATGTACCATAAAATTTATATGGGTGCGATGAATGGTACATCTGAATATAAGCATTATCAAATCGATTGGTGGGATGTGCCTGGAAGAGATGATGAATGGAAAAAATCAACCATTGCGAATACTTCTGAGTTACAATTTGAGCAAGAGTTTGGTAATTCGTTCTTAGGAACAGGTAATACATTGATCAATGCTAATACTTTATTGGGTATGATGGCAGAAGATTGTGAGTGGCAAAAAGATAACTGCAAGGTGTATCGTCAACCTATAGAAGATCATAAATATATCATGACTGTAGATGTTTCTATGGGTAGAGGACAAGACTATTCCACATTCACAGTTTTTGATATTACACAGCAACCCTTTGAGCAGGTAGCAACTTATAGAGATAATGTAATCAGTCCTCTACTGTTTCCTGACATATTAGCAAAGTATGCAACTGCTTTTAATAAAGCACTTGTTATCATAGAGAACAACAATGAAGGATCAGTTGTATGTAATCAACTGTTCTACGATATAGAATATGAAAATGTATTCGTAGAGAGTACCATCAAAGCAAAAGGCATTGGTGTTACAATGACCAAAAAGGTAAAAAGGATTGGTTGCTCTACAGTAAAAGAATTACTCGAAGAGGGTAAACTAATCCTCCACGATAGTAATACAATACAAGAATTTACCACATTTGTTTCTAAAGGACAGTCTTGGGAAGCAGATGGTGGTAATCATGACGATTTGGTTATGAATTGTGTAATGTTCGCATGGTTTGCGACTACACCATTCTTTGAACATCTCTCAGATATAGAACTTAAAAAGATGATATATCTAGAGCAACAAAAACAAATAGAGGAGGAAGTGCTTCCTGCAGGGGTCTTTGGAGATCCCGATAGGTATGTAGAACCTCCCATAACACGCGATGCAGACGGCAATACATGGGTTCAAGATGACTCTAATGATGATCCTTATGATCCATTGAAGAACTGGTTATAAGGTGTAAGATCAAAAAAGTTATAAATAATCTTTGAAATCTGACTTTGCGGTCGCATATAGGAGAAAATAACATGGCATTTCAAGTATCACCTGGAATACAGGTAAAAGAAGTAGACTTGACTAATGTTGTGCCTGCAGTTTCAAGCACTACAGGTGCTTACGCAGGTAATTTCCGATGGGGACCTGTTGATGAAGTGACAACTATTACTAGTGAATCTTTATTAGCAGAAACTTTCGGTCAGCCAGCCAATACAAACGCATCAGCAGAAGAGTTTTTCTCTGCTGCAGGTTTCCTAAACTATGCTAACGATCTAAGAGTAGTTCGTGTTGCAACAACAGGGTTGTATTCTGCTAACACTAGTGGAGCAACTACATCATTACTAAAGAACAGCGATCAATATGTTGCTTCTTACAGAGATGGTGATTTAAACGCAACTGTTGGTGCATGGACTGCTAGATATGCAGGTGCTTTAGGAAACTCAATCAAGGTGTCTGTTTGTGCTAGTTCAAATGCATTCTCGGAAGATAATGTAGATACTACTGCAGCATCAAATGCTGTAGGTGCTACATCTATCACTTCTGTGAGTGATGCAGATGCTAACTTTTTAGTTGGCGATAAGATCTGGTTTGCTGGCGATGACAGTCAAAAATATAAAGTTACAGCAGTTGCTGCGACTAGTTTGACTATCGAAGCATTAGGACAACCATCAGGAACAGGATTAGTCTCTGCAGTCGATGGTTCATCTGTTGCAGTAAATATCTCAAGAGAATGGGAATTTGCTACTAATTTTGATAAGGCACCTGGAACATCAGCACAGGCAACTGCTGCTGGTTCATCTAATGACCAATTACATGTATGTGTAGTTGACGAGGATGGATTAATTACAGGCATTGCTGGTACAATATTAGAAAAGTTCGCATTCCTTTCGAAGGCATCCGACGCGACAGACACTTTTGGTTCATCTAACTATTATAGAGATGTAATCGAAAGATCTTCCGAATACATTTGGTGGACAGGACACGATACAGATATAGTATCTGGTGCTGCAGAAGAAAGAACTTTTGCTGCTTCAGTATCATCTGCTTTCGGTGCACCTGATCTTCCTCAAGTTTCATCACTTTCTGGTGGTGCAGATGGTAGAGTACCAACTGCTGCTCAGAAATATGGAGCATGGCAATCATTCTTTAGGGATGGAGACAGTATTGATGTCTCATTCTTAATAGTCGGGTCTTCTCATACAGATAATGGTTCTGGTACAGAGCAAGACTTATTGGCTGATTGGACAACTTTAACAAATCAAGCAATTCTGGTAACAGAAAACAGATTAGATTGTATAGCATTCATTTCCCCAAGAAGAAGTGATTGTGTTAATGTAACAGAATCCACTGCTACATCTAACATCAAAACAACTGCAGATACTGCAAGTTCTTCTTCTTACGCATTTATGGATGGGAACTGGTTGTACATCTATGACAAATACAACGATAGATATGTATGGGTTCCAGCATGTGGTCACACAGCAGGACTCGCAGCAAGATCTGATACACTAAGAGATCCATGGTTCTCACCTGCTGGATTCAGCAGAGGACAATATCTCGGTATAACAAAATTAGCATACAATCCTCAAAAAGCAAATAGAGATACACTTTATAAAGCAAGAATCAATCCAGTGGTAACTTTCCCAGGACAGGGAACAGTTCTATTCGGTGACAAGACTATGCTAAGTGTTCCTTCTGCATTTGATAGAATTAATGTTAGAAGATTGTTTATCGTATTGGAGAAAGCAATATCTACAGCAGCAAAAGCACAACTCTTTGAATTTAATGATCCTTTCACAAGAGCATCATTTAGATCAGCAGTTGAACCTTTCTTAAGAGAAGTTCAAAGCAGAAGAGGTATTTATGACTTTGCTGTAGTTTGTGACGAAACTAACAATACTGATGCAGTAGTAGATGGGAACGAGTTTGTTGCTTCAATCTTCATCAAACCTGCTAGATCAATTAACTTCATAACTCTCAACTTTGTTGCTGCTAGAAGTGGCGTCGAATTTGAAGAGATTTATGGTGCTGTTTAAGCGAGGATAGAACATGGCGACAATAGACCAATTTAAAGCACAATTAATCGGTGGTGGTCCAAGGGCAAACAGATTTAGAGTATTCATACCTAGATCTGGTGCCAAAATCGAATTTCTATGCCAAGCAGCACAGATCCCTGCTGCAACTATAGGTACTGTACCTGTAAACTTCAGAGGGCATCAATTAAAACTTGCTGGTGATAGAACATTCGAAAATTGGACTGTTACAATCATCAACGATATCGAATTTTCAGTTAGAAATGCAATTGAAGACTGGCAAACCGATATCCAACAACTAGATAGTGGAGAGGGTGCAACCTCCACTGATTACTTGCTCAGTAGAGCATATGTTGAACAACTACACAAAGACGACAGTGTGTTAGCAAGATACGAATTCTTCAACATGTTCCCTGTCAACATTGCTGGTATAGATTTATCTTACGAGACAGTTGATGCATTGGAAACATTTACAGTTGAATTCGCTTACTCACACTGGGAGCATGTGGTTTAAAACAAACTAAATATACATTATGGAATTATTCGGATTCGAAATACAGCGAAAGAATAGACAGGTATTAGACAAAGAGAAAGCACCTTCATTTGTCCCACCTGTTGAAGATGATGGTACACCTGTCATTCAGCAAACACCTGGATTTATTACAGGTGCTGCGAGTGGTCAGTACATCGATATGGAAGGTGCCATCAAGAATGAGGCAGATCTCATACGAAGATATCGTGAGATGAGTCTTATTCCTGAATGTGATGCTGCGATAGATGATATCGTCAATGAGTCAATCACTGGCGATCAAGAGGAGCAAGTTGTAGATATCAACTTGGATAAGACGGATCTATCTGACAATATCAAAAAGAAAATTCGCGAAGAATTCGAAGATGTAATAACCATGATGCATTTTAACCAGAATGGTCATGACCTCTTTAGAAAGTGGTATGTTGACGGAAGGATATACTTCCACAAAATGGTTAATAAAGATCGACTCAAACAAGGGATCGTTGAATTAAGAAACATTGATCCTTTGAAGATCAAAAAAGTACGAGAAGTCGAAAAAGAAAAAGATGCTCGTACTGGAATGGAGAAGATAAAGAAAGTAGAAGAGTTCTTTGTCTTCAACGATAAAGGTTTTGACAAGGGTGGTGGAGCATCAGGGCAAACTTTAAAAATTGCACCTGAAGCAATCACCTTCGTCACTTCTGGACTTCTTGACTACAACAAGAATGCAGTAGTAGGATATTTGCATAAAGCAATTAAACCTGCGAACCAATTGCGTATGATGGAAGATGCCTTGGTGATTTATAGAATCACCAGAGCACCAGAAAGAAGAATCTTTTACATCGATGTAGGGAATTTACCAAAAGCAAAGGCAGAACAGTATCTTGCCGATGTAATGACCAAGTATAGAAATAAGTTGGTCTACAACGCAAATACTGGAGAGATTAAAGATGACCGCAGACATATGTCTATGCTTGAAGATTTTTGGTTGCCACGTCGAGAAGGTGGGAGAGGTACAGAAATTTCCACTCTTCCTGGAGGACAGAATCTATCTGAGATAGAAGATATCCAATACTTCCAGAAGAAACTGTACAAGTCTTTGAATGTCCCTGTATCAAGACTAGAATCCGAAACAGGATTTAGTTTAGGTCGTGCATCAGAGATAACTAGAGATGAGGTCAAGTTCTCTAAGTTTGTAGACCGAATTCGTAAGAAGTTTGGTCGTGTGTTTACTGATATCTTACAAACACAATGTGTATTGAAAGGTCTCTTATCACAAGAAGAGTTTGAAGACATTAAAGAATTTATTCAATATAACTTTAATGATGACAACCACTTCACAGAACTTAAAGAAACAGAAGTTCTTAGAGAAAGGTTAAATACTCTAAGAGAAATCGACGAATATGTCGGTAAGTATTACTCTAAAGAATTTATTCGTAAGAGAGTACTATTACAATCTGATAATGATATTAAAGATATCGATAAGCAGATTGAAGCAGAGAAAGCAGAAGAACCCGATGAAGAGGGTGACGATGATAACTTTGGATTAGAATAGGAGATAATGATGGCAGACAATACAGTAAAACTAGCAATAGATGCTATTGATGCAGGTGAATTAAATCAGGCAGGTGAACATTTGAAATCTGCACTGATGGCAAAGGCAAAGGAAGCAGTTGATATCAAACGAGTAGAGATGTCAACAAGTTGGACTGATCAGCAACCAGAACCAGCAGAAGATGCATAAATTTAGCACTTTCCAAAATGTGTTAGACGAGGCAGTATTTAAACTGCCAAGAGGTCATAAGAAACTCAAGTCTAATAAAGAACGCATTGTTGG